GGATCGTATTTTTTTGCCAGCTCTTGGATTTCAACATAGCCGTCAGGTGTAGCAATAAGAGTATCTCCTGCAATGCACGCTTCCATCTCCTGGAAATCTGCGTATCTGGACATGCGATCGTACATTCCGTACGCACTAATCGCATTTGCGTAGACATGACTTTGAGATTTTTGAAACTGCTGTAAAAGAGTTCCCATGTTTGGCGCACGGGCTGCTCTAACTTTTCTTTTAACTAAAGGACCAGATCTAAAGAGACGCGTGAGCCTATTAAAAAAATTGTCATTGTCGGCCATTTTGCCGCTCCTACATTAGTGGTAGTGAGCACTACGTCAAATAAATATAATCTTTTAAGGGTTTTGTAAAGCTATTTAAGTAACCAGTCATAAGCTCGCTTAGGATCAAAGTTTTTATTACCCTTCTCCCAAGATTCTTGATCGACAGGTTTGAAGGGGTTTGCAGGAAAGGGGGAAGGCCGCTCAGAAGTTATCTCGCTCGCCGCTCGGGATTCGGTTGACATTCCTGCTAAAATTGCTTTATTTAAATCTGCCCTTGAAGCACCTCCGCCTCCGTAGAGGTCAAAAAGCCACGTCCCAATCGCAAGACTCATGACAAGATCATCATGCTGACCTCTCATGGCTTGAGGTTTTTGACCCTTCCAGACAAAAGTCTTAAGCTCATCATAAAGACGCTGCGAATAACACCTTAGCATTTTGTTCCTTATCATCTCTTCAAGTTTTGAGATAATTTGAACCCTGGAGTGCCCCTGAGTTGAGAATCCGCCAACATCTTTTTCGGACTGGGGCGTGTAATTGCCCAAATAAACCCCACTGGACTTTTGGTAATAAAGATTAGGGTAATTTAGCTCTTTGAGTTTCGTAACCGTCGTGTAACCAAACGTGTTATTCTCAGGGGCTAATAATGCATTATTGTACTGTCGACCCAGATCATCAAGCATTTCTCCAAATCGATCTGGGGGTATTTTTCCTTTATACTCGGCGGCGATCTCAGAAGTTGTGACATCTATCACGTGGCAAGTAGAATAGTCCTTAGCATCCCCCCTGGAAACATCAGCTGATAACACATACTTGTGTGCAGCGAGGGGATTTTCCCAAATCCAAAGATTTCTGTCTTCAAATTTTCGCTCTCTTGGTTCTCGAATAGTTTCTCGAATCCACTCCAAATGATCGGCTTGAAGAAATGTCTCTCCCGAAGCTACAAAGTCACATAAGAGCTCTTGCGCAATTTGTCGCTTAGACATATTTCGCGTTTCTTTTTGAAACCACTCATCATCTCGTTCGGGATGGACATGCCAGGGTAAGTTAATAGAGTTGAACTCATTCTCTCCCATCATAGCTTCGGTATAAAGCTTGTGATACTGGCCTCCCACACCATTGGGAGTGGATAGTACAATTGCACGCCCGCCCGTTGATAGTGTTGGATACAGACCCATCCACAGAGTATCAAAGTTCTTCACAAAGGCTGCCTCGTCAATAATGAGAAGAGATAGGGCTTCGGAACGACCTGCGTCATCTGAGGTTGGAATAGCTTTGATTACTGAGCCGTGGCTAAGTTCGATTGTTTGCTTATTGTCAGCAGTGATCTCGGGCAAAACAAGCCACGGAGGAAGCGACTTCAGCATTACTTTGACTTTGCGAATGAAGTTTTGAGCAACTGAAAGCTTGGTTGCGATAACCAGAATGTTCTTATCTCTCTGGAAGATCCCCATCCAAAGAGCATAGGCTGCAACTAGAGTAGAAAGTCCTAGCTGCCTAGACTTAAGGATGACGTTAAATCGATTGTCGTTAAAATGAGTGACACATTCATCTTGAAATGGAAACGTATCAAATGAGATCAGCCCTCTAGTTGGGTGCTGGATCTTTACATATTTTTGCATGAAGTAGAGAGGATCTTTTCCACAACGGATTATCTCTCTTACTTGGGATTGTTTTCCGGGCTTTGATGCCATCAAACACTCACGTCATAGACCATATTTCGTCTGTAGTATACCTTGCGAACGGGACTAAAGATATTGTAATTTACCAGTTCTACGCTGTCTGTCGATGAAACCTCTTTAAGCTTTAAAGACTTGTCCATGACTTCGCGATAAGACTTTTTCAAACTATCTATGTAGTCTTTTATTATCTTAGCAGATTCTCTTTCAGCATCTCTCGCCGCCGGATTCTTAGGATCGAGTAGGTTACGTTCTGACTCGTGCAAGGTGATAACAGTAACGAACTTAACTATAAGCCGGTCTTCACCGGACTCCCCGCTTAGATTGCATTTTATGGAGCGACCTGCAGGGACCTGGAATGTCTTCTCTCCAGTCGAAGAATAACCGAACGATGTATCGATTAACTGGCCAATCGAATTTACGTCTTCAGATGAAAGCATACTACTTACCTCTCAATGGAACATTATTAACTATCACGTAGAATCACAATTTTAATCTCGGGACAATCTTAGAACGCTTTTCGACTTCTTGCTTAATTGCTTTTTTACTTGGGCGCCACGCGGTGTCGATCCACTTCTTCTTGTTTGGTCCTTCTACCCAGGTTATTGCACACTCCTTGCAACACTTATATTCTTTCCACGCCTGGACATCTGCGGAGGATTTTATAAAAAAATTACAGACATCACAAGAAATAGGCGGAACATCGATCATAGAATCCTTGATCACTATGAAGCCATCCTCGTGATAGGTAGCCTCTCTACTCGCATCGGACATGTGAATCTATTCCTTTATTACCTATTTCTATTGTCTGGTCAACAACGTCTTTAACAGAATCAACGTGCGTGATCACAAGAATATTCTTAAACCACTTCTTGAGTGAAGTTAAAAGACGATTGCAGGATTCAACATTATTTTCATCAAGGGTGCCAAATCCTTCATCAATGATAAGCATATCTGTTTTTGGAAGAGATGAGACATTAAGAAGGGCGACTCTCATAGCCAGCGACGATATCATCTTCTCCATCCCAGAGGCCAGCTCAATAATCCGCTTACTGTCCCCGTAATCAAGGAAAATATCAAGAGCATTTGAGTCACTGTCAGCATCAAGCTTAACAGTAAAATCTGTCACACTGCTTAAGATCTTTTCAATCTCTGCATTAATGACAGGAAGCTGGGTTCTAATAATCTGCGTGGGAATGCCTTTCTTCGACCAGGACTTCATTAAAAAGTCGTATATCTTCCATGTTTTTCGCAATTCAGCAAAGTCATCACGTTCAGCTTGAAGCTTTTTAATTTGGCTATCGGTATTTCCTTTCATTTCTGCTGCGGAAATACGCTGCGCATCCTTCTGCTTAATCTGGTCATCAATCTTGTTAAGCATGTCCTTGACTCGTCTCGCTGCTTCAGTCAAATTAGATGTATTAACTCGAAGCTTCATCTCAATGAGAACCTTCTTGCATCGAATCATATGATCTTCAGCGACATCTAAGTCTCGTGAATAAAGATCATACTCAGACTGCTTTCGAGACAGCTTAACCTCAGACTCAGAAAGTCGCTTAAGCAACTCATCGTACTTGTCAATCTTTTCTTTTAGATTTTGTACCTGGAGTTTCTTAGCAGCTCTTCGAATTGCACGAAGCTCTGAAGACTGTTCATCGATTGCTTCCTTGTGCTTGACGATAACTTTGTTGTGCCTGCTGGACTTCTTGACATACTGGCATCCAGGCTTGTGTTCTGTGCAATCGCAAGGCTCAAGTTTCTTAGCTAGCTTCTTAGCATTTTCTAGAATCTGCTTCTCAAGCTCTCTAGCGTGCTCCAGGCCTGTCAATGCCCTCTCAAGATCCTGCAAGTTCTCATATTCTTCGCGGATCATCGATATCGGAAACTGTTCTTTAACTGCTTCAATAGCTTCGACCTGGCCGCTTAACTTCTCGATCTCATCAACACACTCATCGCATTTCCCTGTAAGGGCATCGAACTTTTCTTTTGCCTTTCGAAGTTCTTCCTTCTGCTCACCAACCTCACGTTCATCTACGAGATCTGCCTCGCTAAAGTTGCTTAACTGGATCTGGAGGCTTTGCTGATCTTCACGAAGAGATACCAGCTCATGCTCTATTTCTTCAATTTTCGCGTCGTACCAGCGGCGCTTGCTTCTAAGTGAGACGATCGAGGCATTCCAGTCTCTCTCTGGATAGTTGCTCATCTTTCCGCGGATCGACGCCGAGTCGTGCTTAACAAACTCCGCCATCCTCTCAAAGATATCAAGATCGAGGAACTTGGAAAGAATAGTCTTGCGGTGCGAAGAGCCATGACTAATAAAGTGGTTCATGCTTCCTTGCGTCGCCAAGGATGTGATCAAGAAATCCTCAGAGTTTCCTAGCATCTTTCGTATGATCTTCTCAGTCTGAGTTCGCTGCTCGCCATTGAGGTCCTCGATCACATTACCCATTGGATCCTCTTGATAGAAGTTCAGGGATGTAATAGCTGAGACATGTCCTTTCTTGTCTTCCTTGCGTACACTCTGGCGCTCCACAACATATCGCTTATTATTGGCTGTAAAGCGCATCTTAGCGTTGCAATGACCTTTTCGGCTATTGATCACGTGTAGGTTTTTGATGGACCCCCGATCAGTGGAGTTGAAAAGCGTGTAGATCAATGTTCCTACGATAGAGGACTTGCCACTTCGGTTCTTCCCAAGGATGCCCGTAATACCGTTTAGATTCTCAAAGTTGATCTTGTTCCCTTTGCCATAAGAAAACAAATTGTCAAATTCAATATCCTTGATGGACCACTTCACGTTACGTGCAACGTCTTCATCCTGTGTAGCTAGTGCAATGTAGCGATCTACAAGCTTGCTGACCTCTTCCCACTCCTCCTCGTCGAACTTAGTAGCGGTCGCGTAATCCTCGAGAATCTTCATCTGAATCTTGGGATCTCGGAGGTCCTCTTTCTTAATAAGCGCTTCGCTGTCTATGATGTCATTAGCATCAGGTTCCTGGTCAAACTTCCAGACAACCTCTTTGGCATTCCGAGAAACCTTAAGCTCATTATGGATCTGTTTGATCTCAAGCTGGGGAATATTCTCGGTGGTGCGCATTCGGAAACGCGAACCTTTCTTATATTTCTTAGCCTCGTGAAGAGTGTCCCGAACCGAACCTTGCCAGTCCACTGTAACAAACGGGTGTGGGTTAGTCAATCGATGGAAAGTAAGATCGAAGTCGCTTGCAGATCTAATATTCCAGAAGATAAAGCCTTTGTCAGGATCTTCTCCGTAGTTTTGCTGAACTGTGGATCCGGGG